AGGGAAAGATGCCTTTAATACCTCATCGCCATCGACGGACAAGAATGCTTGACCGCCGACTTGTGTACGAACTGACTGAAAAAGGTGCGTGAATATTTGCACCCATGAACCTATCTGCTCGACTCGACCTGAACGGTAAGCTAAGAGGCCCGGATTCTGTGAAGAATCTAAGCAACTTGCTCCATCCAGGAAGATCGCGTCTAACTATAGGGGCTCGAACATCTCTGACTAACCATTCCCTCTTTTGGAGCGAACGGTTGTGTCGGAAACGTTTTGGCCTCATGTCTTCAGACACTTCACGGAGACTCGGACATGCGAGATGCATGTCGTCGTCCGGAATTGCCCCGTAAATACGGTGCAACATTCCCACGATATAATCGTAGCACGTGAAGTGTTTCCTATCAAACATCGCGTTCGCATAAGCGATCCACGATGTGTAGGACTCAGGGGAACGGAGGGATGACCAGACAGTACGTAAACGTACTGGTGTAACATCGACGCCTTTAAACGCGTCCATGCCACAGGATTCACGGAAGAATCCACTAGTGCAACTCTTGTCACGGTTTACTTTTAAACCAAATGACTCCAGTTGTTCGATTGCATTCACAGCAAAAGCTGTCGGTACAATCACATCATCTCCATACACATAGATACACTCTTGTGTATCCGCGTCGGTAGCTGCGGCAGTCAGGATAGCCCAAACAGTTAACGCCAATATGGGAAAGCATAATGCTGACCCCATTGGTGCAAACTTCCGAAGCTGTAAAACCTGACCGTCAGGCAGTACCGTTGATGAACTCCTAACGCTCGCAAGCACGTCAAAAACGTGCTTGGGGAACAGGAGGCGAACCAGATCAAGACTTACTCTATCACTGGCCTCATTGAGGTCAAGGGTAGAGTATTTTCCTCGAATGGACCCAAGTTGGGCACCTCTTCGATTGAATTCTTGATCAGTGAAGAAAACATTCCCCTTTGTAAGAGGAAGGTTTTCGAGGTATGGAACCAGCTTACGCATAATACCCTGTTGTACCCATTGGTAATCAACAGGCTCACAAGATATTAAGCGTGGGCCGCGTGAATCCTTCGGCACGAGTATTACTCGT